TCAACAGGCACATACCCGGGGAGGGTATAAAGGAGGGTATAAAGGAGGGGGATCGAAGCTCGGGCATACCAACTATACAGGGACATATGCGAAACGGTGCTACGAGGCGTTCTACAGGGGCTCACAGCCATATACCGTGTGGAGGTGGGTCAGTATGTTGCAGTGCTACTATGGCTGCCCAATGCTATAACAAAAAAGCAATTTAGTTATGCAATTAAAACATAACAAAAATCAATAAAAACTATTGACAAATTTCTTTTACTATGCTATAATAATTACAGAAAGGAGGTAAGACCAATGGTTAAAATTCTGATATTAATTCCGGAGACATGTCCAAATTTACTGACGTATTTTGACAGCGATTCTATTATGGAAGAAAAGGAGGTTGAGAATAGTCGCTATGTTTTAGTGCAAACTACTAAGGAAGAGATATATAAAATAATCTTGCAGTTGATAGATAAATTACTTACATCAAAGGATGCTGCTGAAAGATATCATGTAAGTTTAGAATTGCAAGTATTGATTGATGAATTGGTGTTAACATGAAATTTATATTTTTACTGTTCCAAACTTTAGTAATTGGCATATGTTTGTATTTACTATGTTTATTATTTTCTTATTTAGAATCTTTGATTTAGTAGGAGTTTAAAATGTTTGAGAAATTTAAGGTGAGTAAAGATGTATACGAAGAATTGCAGGAATTATTGGACATGTATGACGAGGAAGATGGAGATTGTGTTGTATACTATATTACAATTGACTCTTTGATTTCATTGCAGGAAGAAGTTATTAACGCTGTGGCAAATTATAATTATGAAAGGTATTATTTATCAATGTTTTTAGAGTCTATAACGTATAAGATCAATCGTGTTTTAGGCTATAAATATTAATAGTATTTAACGAAGAAGGAGGTGGTTAAATTGATTGTTGTAAAATTATGCTCTCTACCTGACGATAATTTATTTGATAAGGTAGAAGCAGCTAAAATATTTATTCCAGAGAAAGTTTACACATTTATATTCAGATAGGAGAAAGATATGGTTAAGCACACAATAAAAGTAATGAAAATAGGCTACTATTCGGATGATAATTTAATGACAAAGGAAATACCGGCGGGTAGGTTTAGAACAGAGAAGCGACTTCTTTTAGAGGGCGGGTTTAAATCACCGCACATTATTGACACCTTAAAAAAGGAATATTATATGGAAGATGAAGCGTTTATGGCGCTTGCTACGGGGGTTTATGAGAATGTCTAATGAAATGATCGTTTTCAGCAATATTGAGAATGCTTGTTATTCATCTGTTAAGGCAGAAACGAAAGAGGATAAAGTTAAGCTATATAATATTTCAACGAACCCCGATTATAAAGTAGCAGACATGATCAATAAAGTAATTGCAATTAAAGATGTTTATGCTGAGGTTATCAAAATGCCCGATAAGGAAACTGGCGAGTTGTACGACACAGTAAGGATCATTTTGATCGATAAGGATGGTAAGAGTTACCAGAGCATCTCAAAGGGAATTTATAATTCTATCCAGAAAATTATGGCGCTTATGGGTCCGCCGACATGGGAGGATCCCATTAAGGTTGAGGTAAAGCAAATTACACGCGGGAGCGGTAATGAGGTACGTCACGTACAGATTTTGCAAATGGTATAATGTTTGCTATGCTTGAGTGGTAGGTTTCTTTTACTACCACTCTCCCATTTTTGGCAAATGCCTAAAATAAAAGGAGTTTGGCTATGAAGTTGAATGCTAAGCGGTTAGCAGAATTAAAAAATGCTGTTGATCAATTCAATAAAAAAATCGGCGAATACCCCCCGGGGGTAATTCTTCCCCAATATAAAGATTTGAATGCGGAGATAGATCGTATAGAGGAATGGGGGTATAATGAGTATAAGCGATCATTGAGTTCTATGAAGCAGTTTATTGAGAGTCCGCCGGAGGTTTATACCACTGAAAGTGGCGCAAATATTACCCTATGGGAGAAAAAACAGATAGATAAAGCCTTTCGTAAGATCAATAAGCAAAGGTCAGATCTCATAAAACGCTATGAAATTTCGCCATATACCGGAACCATGGGCGAGATAGAGATGAATAATTTGAGGCCGAGGGAAAACACGGTTGAAAAAATATTGCCGAAAAATTGGGATAAGTATGTTGCGAGGACTTTGCATACTGCATATGAGCCTATGCAAATAAGAAACAAGGCTTATAAAGAAAACTATTTGAAAGCAGTAGAAGAGCAGTACGGGAAGGATAATGCCCTGTACCGCCTTGCTCAGAAAATTTCCCCACGTAAAATGATTGAGGGTCTGTATACCAACCCGTTTCTTTCCATAACATTCGTTTACGACCCACATGAAAATTATCAATATATGATGAAAGCGCATGACGAGTGGGTGAATTTATTAGGGGGAGAAACATAATATGATATGCAGTTTTATTGTGCGGATTTTGAAACGGTTAACAATCGGGAGGATTGCCGTGTGTGGGCTTGGGGGCTTGAAAACCTCTACTCTGACGAATATGCAGATGGTGGGGAGATAGAGACATTTATCCAGCATATTACGAAGGATAAGAAAAATAAAAAAATATGGTTTCATAATTTAAAATTTGATGGAGAATTTATCTTACAGTATTTAATAAGACATAAATACAAATATAATGAAACGCCTAAATATAATGGAGAATACAATACCTTAATTTCTGATATGGGTGTTTTTTATTCCATATCTTTTAAACATAATAATTGCAAAATAGATATTTATGATAGTTTAAAACTACTTCCTTTTAAATTAAAGGATATAGCAAAGCAATTGAAGTTGGATGTACAAAAATTAACGATAGATTATAATGAGATTCGCACAACTGGGCACATAGCAACAAAGCAGGAAAAACAATATTTGTATCATGACGTCCATATTTTAAAGTTAGCTCTCTGCGTTATATTTGAATATGGAATAAAAAAAATTACTATCGGAAGTAATGCGCTTTCTGATTATAAAGAAACAATCGGAAAGACAAATTTTAAGAAGTTGTTTCCCCCTCCGAAATATGATAAAGATATCCGGCAGGCATATAAAGGGGGGTTTGTTTACGTAAACCCAATATTTGCCGGAAAGACGCTGGGGGAAGGAATTGTTTTAGATATAAACAGTCTGTACCCTTATGTTTTACGGGATTGTCTTCTGCCATATGGGGAACCCTTGTTCTTTGAGGGTAAATATGAGAAAGATGACTACTACCCCTTGTATGTACAAATGTTCCGATGTAATTTTGATTTAAAAGAAGGTTATTTACCAACAATACAGTTGAAAAACAGTCCTCGTTTTACTGCAACTGAATATGTAAAAACTACGAATGGTGAGCCTACGGCATTATGTTTGAGCAGTGTTGACTTGGAATTATTTTTTGAACATTATAATGTTTATGATATTGAATGGTTTTCCGGGTATAAATTTAGAGCTTCAACGGATTTATTTAAGGAATATATTGATAAATGGTTTGATCTGAAAATAAAAGCTGAAAAGGATGGTAATTTGGGTTTGCGACTCATAAGCAAGTTAATGCAAAATAATCTTTATGGAAAATTTGCAACAAACCCGGATGCTAAGGAAAAGATCCCCGTCGGACTGAAAGAAGATGGCACTATTGCTTATTCTGTGCAGGATAGCAAACGGGAGCCTGTGTATATTCCGGTTGGAATCTTTGTTACAGCGTATGCCCGACGCATTATCATAACAGCAGCGCAAAAAAATTATTGTCGTTTTATTTATTGTGATACGGATAGTCTTCATCTTATTGGGATAAAGCTTCCTCTAAATCTTAAAATAGACAAATATTTATTGGGTTATTTCAAGCATGAAGCCACATTTACAAAAGCCAAGTATCTGCGTCCTAAGACATATATTGAAACGATAAACGGGGAATTGAAAGTGACTTGCTGCGGGATGCCCGAAAATATCTATCCACAGGTGACTTATGACAATTTTTGTATCGGTTCAGCATACAAGGGGAAGCTGCGACCGGTGCATGTGTCGAATGGAATTGTGCTGGAAGAGACAAATTTTTCTCTTCGTTGACTTGACAAAACGCAAATTTTATGTTATAATAAGGTTGAGGGGTAGGGAAAGAGGTTAAAATATTTCGGCCGACACCATATCTTGACTGATACGGCTGTAAATTTCATTCTGGTAAAATGGTTTTACCTCCCCCTATGCTCTCAGTTAGGTATATGTTATGTATATTGATTTGAATAAACCATTGTCTCATGATAAGCTGTTTAATTTTATTATTGGCGCAAGGGGTTGCGGAAAAACGTATGCCGCGAAACGTAAAGTGATCAACAGCTTTCTTCGTTCGGGAGAAGAATTTGTGTATCTTAGGCGGTACAAGGCGGAATTCAAGAGAATCAATCATTTTTTCAATGATATAGCCGACAGCTATGAAAATGTGTTTAAAGTTGGTCTTGGGAATTTTTATATTGATAATAAAGTTGCAGGATATTATCTCCCCTTGTCCACTGCGATTACAGAAAAATCTACTCCATACCCGAACGTGACATGGATAATATTTGATGAATTTATTATCGACACCGGGGCATACCGGTATTTACCGAATGAAGTTACGGCATTTCTGGAAATGTATTCCACGATTGCCAGAATGCGGGATGTCAAAGTATTATTCTTAAGTAACTCCATAACAAAATTTTGTCCCTATTTTACTTATTTTGGTCTTGATTTAACAACTATGTCCGGGGAGTTTTTAACAAAAGGCGATATTTTAGTTTTTAAACCAAAGATGAACACGTTTGCAGAAAAGGCGAAAGAAACAAGGTTTGGTAATTTGATTAAGGATACGGATTATGGGAATTATGCTATAGAAAACGAATTTTACAAAGATACGGTAACAATGCTGGGTAATAAAACTGGGAGTAGCGTTCTGTTATTTATATTAAAAACGCCTGTTATAAATTATGGGATATGGCAGGATTTTTCATCGGGCGTGTTTTATGTCAGTTATGATTATAATACGAACTGCAATATTTGTTATACACTGGACACTGCAAGTGTTGACATAAATACGCAGCTTGTAAGAGGCCGTTACCCCACGTTATTCCGTTTGTTTATCAACGGTTTTTACGATGGTAGAGTTTACTTTGAAGGAGAGCAAATAAAGAATACATTGTATCCTTTACTCTGCAAAATAACGAGATGAACAGAACATTAGATGCGCTGATAACGTGTCCGTATTATAAGTATTATAATCCTTACTACCATTCTATGCGTTGTCATGATGAACAAAATGAGGCAATTGTTTATTATGATAACAACAAAGATTTAATGGGACACATTCGTAAGACATGCATTTGCTTTCAGCATGTAAACTGCCATTTGTATAAATATTTTACAGAGAGGTATGAGAAAAATGATCAGTAAAACAGAGTTTGCAGATTTGCTGAAAACCCTTGTCAGCGTTATTGAAACAGGGGACACAGATCAGATCATGGATTCCTTGAAGGAAGTCCAGGATCACTACAATTCTGCTTTGGATGTTACCAGCCGGGAGGAAACGGACTGGAAACAGAAATTTGAAGATATGAAGAATAAATATATTGAACGGTTTTTCAGTGGTGCAGAAGAAGCAATCGAGGAACAAAAAGAGGATATTTCAAAGGACATCACAGATAAGACAGATATAACCATTGATGAATTGTTTGAAAAAAGAGAATCTGACTACAGAGAAAGGAATTAACTATGGCAACGACACCACAAACAGGAGTTGTTCTGAAAGCAGACAACCGGGACATTATAAACGCAGTCCGACCGGAGTTGAGCTACACCTTCCAGGAACGGATCCCCGCTGCGACACAGGATAACCTAAAGGATATCGCTACGACTATTCTGAATTACCCGGAGATGGCAAATGAATTTTTGCAGGGCATTGTGAACCGTATCGGGCGTGTTATTATCACATCGAAGAGTTATGAAAACCCCTTGCGTCAGTTCAAAAAGGGTATGCTGGAATTCGGTGAAAGCGTAGAGGAAATTTTCGTCAATATTGCAAATGCCCATCCGTATGACCCGGCAAAAGCAGAAACGGATGTTTTCAAACGGGAAATTCCGGATGTCAACGCTGCTTTCCATAAGCTGAATTACCAGAATTTCTATAAAACGACTGTATCAAATGAGCAACTGCGACAGGCATTTCTGACGGAATACGGGCTTGCGGATCTGATCACCAGAATCATTGAATCCCTGTATACCGGATCAGAGTATGATGAATTTCTGATTATGAAACAGCAGATCGCAGAGGCAGCAGAAAACTATGGTTTTTATCCTGTAAATATCCCGGTTCCTTCTGCTGACAACGCATCTTCCATTGTTACGACCATGAAAGCTATGTCTAACAATCTGTCTTTCATGAGTACATTATACAACCCGATGCATGTTGCGACCCATACGCCGAAAGAGAATCAGATTATTATTTTGAACAGCCAGTTTGACGCGCTTATGGATGTAAATGTCCTGGCAACCGCCTTCAACATGGATAAAGCGCAGTTTATGGGTCAGCGTATTCTGATTGATAAATTTGATAATGATGATATTGTTGCTGCAATTGTTGATCGCGACTGGTTTATGGACTGGGACGTTAACATTGGCTTTACGGAGAATTATAACGGCCAAGGGTTGTACTGGAATTACTTCTATCATGTGTGGAAGATTTTTTCCGTCTCACCTTTCGCTAATGCCGTTTTGTTTACGACTGCGAACACATCGGTGTCTCCAAACTTTACGCTGTCTCCTGCGAGCATTACAGGGTCAGCAGGCGGAACTGTAAAGATTACCAATACAACAACCTCTACAGGATATGTACCAAAGGATCTGACGTATCGTTTGAGCGATGGTCTCCAAGCTATGGGAATCACGTTGGATGGCGATACGATTACCGTACCGGCTGGTACAAACACCATAACGGCTCCGGTGATCGGTACCTCTGTCTATGACGATAGCAAAACAAAATCTGTCAATTTGACTGTAACTTAACCAGAATGGGCGGGAGGTTGGGTTTATGTCTCAGCTATAGGCTGAGGTAAGCATATCCGTTTGCAGTGGCGTATCGTATTTATACTCCTTTCTACGGTGCGTCACTACGGATATTCAGTGAAAAGAAATATTACGCAGGTGGTTGGGGAGGGAAAATACTTATGCCGGTTCCATATGCAACACAAATAACCTTATACAGTGGCGTCCCCTGGGACAATACTTATACAGATGTACGCCTTTTCAGCAGCAAAAGCGCCATTTCTATTCCGGGCACTGTTCTGGCAAGCTTTTCAAACGCAAGTTATCAGCGTGTGAATAGCTCTGTGGCAAGTCCGCGTGTTTCCTACAGTATGCGCGTGCCTATGGGGGCGGACTCTTTATACCTATGTAATTATATGCGTTTCAACAATGCAAACAAGTGGTTCTATTGCTTTGTCAGCAAAGTGAATTTTATCAACACGAACAACACAGAATTGATTTATGAAATTGATGAATTTACAACCTGGTTCTATGACTGTACCTTGCGACCCTCTTATGTTGTTCGGGAACATTCTGCAACGGATGGCGCGGGTGAAAACCTTGTTCCGGAACCTGTAAGCTCACTGGAATTTATAGAAAAGGAATCTTCTGTTTCTTCCTGGCTTCTGGACGATCCACGGGTGATCATGCTCACATCCGGACCGCATGATAGCTCTGACATAACGCCGGGTGGTATGCAGAATAATATCTATTTTCCTTTATCTGTTACCGGGCCGACAACAGCAGATATTGCAAACTTCAACATACAGCAGTACAGCAGTAACGGTACACAGGATAAGATCATTCATATATCGACCGTTATGACGGATAATGGCGTGATACCCACAAATGATACATTGAATATCGTTGAGCCTACGAGCATTGACGGATATGTCCCCCGGAATAATAAGCTTTTCACCGCGCAGTTCAACAAATGTAAGCTATGCTCAACCAATGGGGATAGCGTTGAATTGGCCTATGAGATTTTTAAACCTACTTACACCGCGCAAATTTATGTTGGTGCCCCGCCTAACTATGAGGCGGTTCTTGTTCCATATTATGGCGGTTATTTGAATTACAGCTATGCAATCACGACGAATTTAGGTATTGAATCCCCTTGGCTTGGAGATAATTATTCCACTTATACCAATACGACCAGACAGGAAAAATTTTTAACAAATATACTCAACACATTAGCTGGGATGACTACAGGCGCAGTTATGGGTGCCATGCATGGCGCTGCGGGTGGCGGGCCTGGTATTGCCGCAGGCGCTGTCGCCGGCGCGGCGGGACCGCTGATCGGAGGCGCTGCAGGCGGTATCGCCCAAGTTGCAATTGATGATTATACTGCGCAAAGAATCACGCCGACATACCATGGCGGCGTTACGGCAAATATGAATTTCAGATTGGAAAGGGTTGGTTTTTATGTTGTTCAAAAATGTATTATTCGAGAGCAAGCCAAGCGAATCGATAAGTATTTTGACATGTTCGGATATGCAGTTAATACGCCTAAAACTCCCAACTGCACAGGTAGACAATACTTCAACTACGTCCAGACAAGAGGGTGCGTCCTTACTGGCTCAATACCCGATCCTTCCATGAAAATCCTCAAATCGATTTTTGATTCGGGCGTTCGCCTGTGGCATAATAACAATGTTGGTCAGTATGACCCGGAAAGTGGGAACCCGATAGCATGAAAACACGTTTTAACCCATTGACAATCCGTCAGAAAAATAAGACATACCAACTGAATTTTGACACCTATGTCGACTACTATAACCGACTGAAGGAATTGGCCATCAATATGTTTGAATGGGGGAACCTGCCCCCGAATGTGGACCCCCGGTATTTGGAATTAACCCTATATGAATTGGGTTTTGCCTTATTCTTTGAAGATGAAGTCCTTGGCCCTGTTGTGATGGAGGCAATGCTTGGGGGGAAGTTGGATATATACCGTATACCCACGTATCGGAGAGCGTATGCCGTAAACGGGTATACAAAAACGCTGAACCCAAAAAACAGCGTGATTATCTTCAATAATTATTGTCACACGCCAAGCGTTCTGACCATATCCTTATATGCAAAGCGCCTGTACGATATCCAGCGCACTATTGACGTAAATGTGCTTGCACAAAAAACACCCGTCGCAATATTAACGGACGAAAGCGACTTGCTTAGTGTGAAAAACATTTACGCAAAATATGACGGAAACGAGCCTTGCATTTTACCGCAGAAAAATTATGATCTGGATAAAATTACCTGCGTTCACACCGATGCCCCTTATGTTTCCGATAAGCTGTATGATCTGAAACAGAATGTTTGGAATGAAGCGCTCCAATTTTGTGGAATCGTCCCTCTCAGCACAAAACGGGAACGTCTGGTAACAGAGGAAGTTACAAATAATCAAGCTGCAATCAGCGCACAACGCAATGTTATGCTGAACAGCAGGCAGCAGGCAGCGGAAAAAATCAACAAAATGTTTGGTTTGGATATATGGGTGAAATTTAAAAATCATGGGGGAGAATATGGCGACTTATACGATAGAATTGGGGGAACTGATCCGGCAGCAATACCAGTTGGCACTGAAAACATACCCAATATTTGATGAATCCTACAGGAATACCTTAAACGATAAAATTATTATGCATTTCTGGTTCCGGGAAATAGGCCAGGAGACACCCGACCGTTTCAATTTTATGCTTGGCAGAAAAATGCACGAGATTATGCCCTATTATAATCAATTGTATGAAAGCGCTTTGCTGGAAATTGAGCCTTTATATACGGACGTATACTCAGAGCAGATTACAGAAGCAAACAAAAAAGATATTACCGGGACGACAAACCGGGATTTGTCTGGAACAGGCACAAATACGCTCACAGGAACGAATAAGGCAACCGCAGATAATACGCAAACTACAACCGAAAATAAATCTATTACATCTGAAAATACCCGAACGGACAACACCGAACAGGATCAGACAATAAACAAAACAACAACCAATAATTTAACCACAACTACCAACAATACCAGCGAGGGCAGCGGATCAAACACAACCACAGGAACGAAAAACCACACGTTTTCTGATGTTGCACAAACCCCGATTACAACAACAACGTCCCCGGACGGCACTGTCACAACAACGGAATATGCAACGACAAAAGATTACGACCGGACAAATGAAAGCGCACAGACTACAACATCCGAAACAGCAACAGGAAGCTCAACAAATACCGGCACCGTAACAGAGGCCGGCTCAAGCAATACGGCAAATACCGGCACAGTTAAAAATGATGGGTCAGAAACACTGACAGGGACAATTACAGACAAAACAGAAAATGACGAGACCACGACAATAAATAATACGGAAAACAAAACAAATACAGAAGCAGAAGAGACGAATCAGACAGAAAACACCACAGAAAATAATTTGCTGGATAGGATATTCAAGGGCAGAAAAGGTGTCAGCGGCTCGGTCTTGCTCAAAGAATTCCGGGAAACCTTCTTGAATATTGACATGATGATCATTGATGAATTAGAAAGCCTGTTCATGCAGGTATATTGATGGAGGAATTTATGAAGAAAAATACTTGTCTCCCACCCGATTTTCCCCAATTCTGTGGAAAACCGCACCCCCCGATCCCCCCTTATGTCCCGCCGGTTCCGACCGTTTTGGAAGGAAGTGACCTGTACGAGAGCATGAACATTCTTTCCCAGCGTGTCAACACATGTATCAAGGAATATAATAACGCCATCAGTGAAACATATGGAACGCTGCAGAATATTTATCGTGCCGCCCAGACAAACGGAAGCTATTATGCTCCGGATGAAGTGTACACAGAAGAGAAATACTCAACAAAATATTCGTCTGCTTATACTGTTGTACATAAAAAATGTGTTGATAATTATGGTTCTCCGATTCGGATGAAAATGCATATTGCATACAACGATATATCCAATACGGGCGCTACAGAAAAAATACAGGAAGTGTCCTATAATAAAATTGCGGATAAAATCGTCGTCTCACAACCTGTGCAGTCTACAAACCAATACTACGGGATTGTCTTCGTAAATGGTAAGTATATTTCAACATACGGGGATGCATCATTATTTACGGTTGGTTTCAGCCGTGACGGGAGCATGCATGCCTACAGCAACACCATAAGTTATGAACAGTTAGTCAAGGATGAAATTGAAAACAGCATGGGTTGCAGCGGTATTGTCGTGGAAAATGGGGAAGTCACCCCGTCGGGAATGACGAAGATACCGAAATACACGCAGAAAATCGGTCGCACCCTACTTGGATACAATGAAATAAATAACGATGTTATAATTTTGACTGCGAACAAAAACACAAACGAGGAGGGGGAAAACGGTCTCACAGCGGAAGAAGCTGCAAATCTGATCCTGGGCGAAGGCGCTACCCTGGCCGTTGAAATAGGGGAAGACGCGGGCTTTATTCCTCTGGATAAGGGTTCACCCCTGTATACCCCCGATACCTACGCATGGTATGAGGGCTCCGCTTTCTGGTACATCACGCGCACAGACCACTACAGAAATGATTATCAGTGCGAGTTGGGTAAGCTATTCCAAAAATATGGCCAGATGTATACCGGGCTGATTTTCGCTGAAAAAAAAATTCTTGACCTAAATGCAAAAGTGGATCAAGAAATCCAGGACCGGATAAACGGCGATAATGCTCTGGACACGAAATTTACAGGTCTGATCAACCAGATCAACAGCAAGATTGATTCGTTAGAAACCAGTCTTAATAATCAGTTGTTACAGATATCAACACAAGTTAGTTCTCTTACGACCAGTGTGAATAATATCATTAGTGGTACTACAGCTTTAAAATATATCAAGGCAACGGACACAAATGGGAATAAGATTGCAAACAATCTGAACATGAATAGTCATAATTTGACAGGACTGAATCTGAATAATATGCTCTCTGACAGAAGTAGTGCAGTATCAACCCGTTTCGTGGAAAATATTGTCGCTTATAGGTCTGGTTCTACTTCAAGTAACTTATATCTTCGTAATGGCTACTATATTATTAACGGGACTAATGTTGAAATAGGTGGAGCACTGTACCTATCAAACACAAGTTTTACTATAGATTGTTTATTACCGAGTGATTATTCGTATTTAGTTAAGCTATGTGGAAAAACTTTTGAATTTAATAAAACTGTTTGTCTTTTTACGATATATACGTTCGGTTTTGACCCTAATATAGAAACAAAAACTATAGATGTTACTGGTTCTTTTGCATCTAATCCTGCTAATGATGCTCCTATGTTAACCTTAAATTTTAATTGCGATTTAAGTTCGGGCTATTCAATAGATAACTTTAAATATAATTTTATGCTGGATTTTAAAAACTTATCCGATCTTTAAATCAAAGCCTCATTTTATATGGGGCTTTTTATTTCGCCTATCCCCACGCATAGTAGCACTGCAACATACTGACCCACCTCCACACGGTATATGGCTGTGAGCCCCTGTAGAACGCCTCGTAGCACCGTTTCGCATATGTCCCTGTATAGTTGGTATGCCCGAGCTTCGATCCCCCTCCTTTATACCCTCCTTTATACCCTCCCCGGGTATGTGCCTGTTGA